TGGAATAATTTGATCAATTACTGAACGTGCCAAAAGTTCATACATCTTGTATTCTTCAATCTCAGATGCTGTTGTTGCCATTTTAAGTGGATTTACATATGGACGAATGATATCTAAGTTTTCTTCATACAGGGTGTGCTCATGCTCTTCATCATAAAACTTAATAAAAAACTTTCTATCAAACTCTACTTTTGTTAACGGTAGTTGATAATTAACGATGCCGTTTGCATCGGAGGTAACTTCGACCTCTTCTATTGAGTGATCCACCAAATCCTCTACATGTTGAATGTATGTGTAGTTTGGAATTGGTAATTCCCAAGTCGTTACTAGAGGATATGGTGGAACTCTCAATACTTCCATCTTATAGACCGTATTCCTTTGCTACTTCTTCTGGAGAAACTAGCGTAATATATGGCTTTTCCAACCAGATATCAGCCTTGTCCTTTGGAAGGATGTTAATTCCCTTAACAACCTTTCCATTTTCTCCCCAAGCAACATTCTTTGTTGATCTTACTGCAACAGTTTCTTTCTTATCTGCTGACTTTGTAGATGGCTTTGGCGCTGACTTTGGTGCAGTGGTTACGCCAATGGCTCCACCTGCAACTGGGCCAACTGCCTGTTGTTCTACTGATGATTTACCAAAATCTTCTGTCTTGATTGCTGTTGGTGCCTTTGGTGCTTCTTCAGCCTTTGGCGCTTCCTCAACCTTTGGAGCCTCTTCAACCTTTACTGGTTCTGGAGTTACTTCCTTTGTCTCAACAACCTCTTCAACTTTTTCTGGAGCATCAATCTTTGTTTCTTCAATTGGATTGTTTACATTTTCCATTATTGCCTCCTTGATAGTATTATATCATTATAAGTGATAAGGGGAGCAGGAGCGTTAACTCCTACTCCCCCTAAAGTTTACTGTTTACAGATTATGACTCTGAAGCAGCATCAGCGAATGCGACTGCATCCTGTTCTTCCCACTGAATACCGAAGCGAACGAAGACTGTATATTCTACAGTATCCTTCTTTGGCTTGTATTCACGGTTGACAGTGATGTCACGCTGGAATCCCCATACACGGTTCTGTGGGAATGTCAAATCGACATATCCTGCAGGGTAGTAAGGAACTTCCTGTACATCGACACCGAGGACACGAGTTGTACGTGCTCCACCGAATGTCTGTGCAGTTCCATCAAGGTATGCTTGACGGTTTGCAGGTGTACCTGCTGGAGTACCAGCAAATGCTTCTGCGATTGCATCAGCCAAAGTACCATTGTTCTTAATGATTCCCTGGAATGCATCTGTACCAGCATAGAACTTCAAGTTAGACTTGATAGCACGGTACTTACGTGGCATTGCAAGAATGATCTTCTGCATTGCATCTGTTGTCCAGTTATCGTTAGATACTGTTACAACTGCTTCGTGAGCATCTCCATCTTCCTTGATGCGGTTTACGAAACCGTTCATAATTCCAAGGAATGCTCCATCATTTGAATCACCTGTACCATTGATAGCAAGGTCTTCGATATCGTTACCGAATGCGTTTGTCATCAAACGTACAATGTGATCTTCAAGTGCTGCACCTTCAATATTATCTTCGAGTGCTTCTGCTGATACTTCCCAGTCAAGACGGATCTTCTTTGTTGTAAGTTCCACCTTTGAGAATGTTGCACCAGCATTTGTGTAATCGCCAACTGCCTGAGCAGCAGCACGAATTACACGCTCACCAACGTTAACCTTTTCAAGTTCCATGGTGTTTGCTCGCATGGTCACACGACGACCATCTTGAGCGAGAGTAGTTGCATCCCACACGTAGTCAATAAAACGACGTGCTTGTTCAGGGCGTAGAATACCACTTCCAGCATCTCCTGAAGGATTAACTGCATTTGGACCATCAGTTACGCCCATGGATGCTGTTGGGATATTTCCAATCGCTCCATCATTTGCGTAGTTACCAGGTACGTTTACACCAGCATCTGACCCTGATGCGAACGCTCCTTGACCCTGATAGAGTCCTGGTGCTGTTCCACCTAGGTTACCTGATGTACCTGGCTGGTTCTTCTTAATTTCTTCCGACATATATTTCACCTCCAAGTGATTTTCTAATTGAATAGATCGGCTGTTTTGAGGAAACTACCGCCCCATAGGGATTTTTCAACCATTACTGGTTGATTCTGAACTATCTCACCGAGATCGCCAGACTTTCGAAAAGCGGTATCAGCCTCTACAGCATCTACTCTCTTTCCAAACTCATTTACTCCACTTGAAACCGCAGCGATGTCTGCTGCAACTGCCTCAAATGATGTTCTTGCTGTGTCAACATCTACCTTGGTAGACTTTAGAAGTTCTACTTCTGTCTGTAAAGACTTGACAATTTCTACTAGATCGCTAAAGGCTTTTGTAAGACCATCATTGATTTCTGCAACTGCTTCCGCAACTACTTCATCTGACTTAGGTGCCATTGGCTTCTTATCTTCCGCTTCTTCATCCCCTGGCTTTTCGCCAGCGTCTTCTGCAGGAGTTTCTTCATCAGCATGTGGCTTTGCAGCCTTTTCTGTTGCTTCTTCTTCTGCTACTTCTGCGGTATCTGCCTTAGCATCTGCCTCTGGAGCGACCTCTAATGTTTCAACAACAGCATCAGACTTCTCAACGATTTCTTCTACTGTATTTTTTGTTGCTTTTGCCATAAGGTTTTCCTCCTCGTTCATCTTAGAAGTATTAATGCCTTTAGCACTATCAACTAAGAATTTTATCATTTCTGTTTTTTCATTATCCGTTTTTTCAACGAACCCTATATTAGCCATTGGCTGTCCGCTTGTTGGACTTACTTCAGATTCATTTTCTGAAACCATCACAAGACCAGATTCCTTATCCCAAAATACATTTTCAAGAACTGTTTCGTCAGCCTTGATAATATCTACTCCGTCTACCTTTTCAACAGATACAATGTTTGCAAACTGATTTGCTGGGGAATCTACAAGACTCAACTCAACAAGATCATACTGCTTAATAACACGAATTGACTTATCTGATTTCTCATCATATGCGTCATCCCACTTGTTCATTCTTCCGCCAATTGAAAAACCAGTAAGGGTTCCATCAAGAACCTTTTCCCATGTATCTTGTGCACCCTTTGAAACATATGCAGATACAAAAACACCATTATAAAATTTCTTTGATTCAGGATCAAAATACTTATCAGCCTTAAAAGATACCATCTTGCCAACTGCAAGTGGTTGGTGCATCTCTCTAATGTTTCCACGGAAACGAGTAAACGCATCCATTGATGCTTCGGCTGTTACAATATCATCTTGCTTATCGATGTTGTCTAATGAAGCAAATCCAGATACAATTCTGCGTTCTTTGTCGACCTTAGTCAACGGCATTGAAAGACGTAAATTATCCCCATCTGAATCCCAATGGGCCTTGGATATATTGCTCACCATTATATTATAAACCCCTTTTTCTAATTATATCACAATATGGACAAATTGGACTTAAGGAGTTTTTCGCCCTTCGCCTTTTGGATTTCGACCTGTAACAGTTGATGGGCTGTCGGAATTATTATTCGTTCTTTCTCCATCCCGTACCCTGTCAGCATTAGAGTCTGCAAGTTGTTGTGGCTTCATATCTAATGGCTCATCTCCACCTGGACGTTGTGGCATACCAAGTGCAACTCTTGCCTCATTTGGAAGCATAATCTGATTCTTGACATAACGCTCAAGGATCTGAGATTGTGCAATTTCATCTGTAAGTGTAAGTTCGTTAAACTTAAACTCTAAGATATCAGTTTTTTCTCTAATGATTTTATTGATATGCTTTTCAAGTTGTCTTTGTGCTGGACGTGCAACCTGCTCCTTAAAAGTTCTATCTTGTGCAAGAGCAGCAGCAATTGATCCCGAATCTCCGCCACCAAGTTTTGATAAAGGAACCTGATGTGCTACCAAGATATCATCACGATTTTGCTTTCTGTATTCTTTGAATGAACCTTCTTGAACACCATCTTCGATTGGATCCATTTTAAACTCAACCTTGTTTGTATCTGAATCTGGTGGTAGTGGGATATAAAGAGTTCTGTGATTTTGTCCTTTAAGTCCAGTCTGCAAAAATCTAAACAGTTTATCCTCTGCCTCAGAAGATAGTTTTGCACCCTTTAAAGTTACAACATATCGAGGCACAGCCTTGTTGCTAAAGTAATCAATATTATACTGTGAAGCAAGGGTATCTCCATAAAGTGAGTTAATCGCAGAAATAATATCTGGGACACCATAGAATGTATTCAGAGGAGAGTATTGTTTAAAGTGAATAATCTCATTTGGTCTTGCATCTGTTCCAAGAGGATTAGCATTTGTTGCACCAAAATTTCTAAAGTAAACAACCTTGTTTCCAATTACCTGAACAAATCCATCACGCAATCTACGGACACGAATTGTTGTTGCTGGAATATGGCCTACATAGCCAATCTCTCCACGGATAGTTCTTCCAATTTCTAAGTACCCATTTCCAGTTGCCTGAAGGTCTGTATAAACTTTTTCCATAGATGCGGTAAAGGAGTCATCGCTATTAAGACTTTCTAGCCAATCTCTAACCTCAATCTTTGCTCTTTCAATTCTCTTACGTGCACGATCTGTTGCTGCTGCATCCAATGAAGATTCTAGTTTTAACATTGTTCTTGGAGATACTTCAAAATCATATCCGAGGCCAACGATGTTTTCAACCTTTGCATCGATGGCAGCATGGTTTGCAAAAGAT